GATGCTCAAGATGTTCGGCGACAAGCGCGGTGAGGAGATCAACCGGTACTACTTCGACCCGGTAACGAGAAACGAGGCGGAGAGACTGCGCTGGATGAACCGGCAGCTCGACGCGGTGCGCGAGTTCCAGGGCGAGGGCGACAAGGTCAAGGGCCTGAACAAGGCCGAGAGTGCCTACGTCCACATGGCCCTCGACATCGAGGCGACCGTGCAGCGGATCAACCAGTCGCCGAACAAGGCCGCGATCCAGAAGGCCGTGACGGAGCTGACAAAGATGGAGACCGCGCAGAAGGCAAGCCCGGACGCGGAGGCAAGAGAGGCGGAGATCCAGCGCGTGGCGACGGACCTCGACCTGAACGCCGCCGAAAGCAAGTGGGCGCAGCAGTACGCACAGTTCCTGACGCAGAAGGACGGGATCAAGGGCGAGATCGACGAGAAGAAATGTGCGGCGGCCGTGAAGCAGTACCGGCAGCTCTTTGACGACTACTACAACGCAATTGCAGACTTTCTCGTGTCGCACGGCGACGAGCCAATCGGCAAGATCGACTACTACGCGCCGCACCTGAGCACGGCCGACAAGGTCAACCTGCTCAACCAGGCGTTCGAGGCGCTGGGCTTTAACGCCAGCGCAACGAGGCTCCCGGCAGAGATCGCGGGCAGGACGGAGGACTTCCGGCCGAACAAGCGCTGGACGCCGTTCTTCCAGAGCCGCGAGGGGACGCAGACAGAGTACGACATCGTGCACGGGTTTGAGAGCTATGTGACGTACCTGTCCGACGTGCTTTTCCACACGGACGACATCCAGAAGATCCGCGCGCTGGAAAATTATACACGCCTCGGCGGCAAGAACGACTTCAAAAATTCGCTGGCGGAGGCGATCGAGCTTTCCCGCAGCGGGCAGCGAGACGAGAAGCTGGACTTTTTGCGGGAGCTGAAGCGAGTCGATGATTTCGCAGAGCCGACAACGGCGGAGATCAACAAACAGCTTGACCAGTATATCGCCGAGCTGTTCGCCGCAGAGAAAAACAATACGCGGTATTCCGATCTTGCCGTATGGCTGAAAAACTACGGCGACGTGCTGGCAGGGAAGCAGTTCGGCGGAGACCGCGGGGCGGAACACAGAGGCGGACGCGGAATCCTGAAGCTCGGCACGCAGCTCACGCAGGCTTTTGCTAGGGCCAACGTCGCGGGCAACGTCTCGTCGGCCGTCAACCAGATCGCGCAGCTGCCGACGATCCTCGGAGAGCGGAGCAAGCGATCCATCGCACAGGCGACGGCGGAGTTTGCAACCGGGAAGCTGCGGCAGTTCCAGATGGACAGCGATTTTATTACGGGCAAAAAGGGCGTGGATTATATCTCCAACACCTTCGCGGACTCGTTTATGTCCGGCATGTTCAAGCCGGCCGAATTCGTCGACACGACGATGTCGACGATCGCGGCCAGAGCGGCATACCTCGACGCGATCCGTGACGGCAAGACGCACGAGGAGGCCATGAGGTCGGCAGACGCCTACGCACGCTCCATCATGGGCGACCGTACCAAGGGCGCAAAACCGCTGATGTTCCATTCCAAGACACCAGTCATGCAGATGGTCAACATGTTCCAGATCGAGGCGCTCAACAGCTGGGAGCATGTGTCGCAGGATCTCCCGCGGCAGTTCCGGCAGATCGCGGCGGAGAGCGGAAAGGCCAAGGCAGCGCGCGTGCTCAGCAGCGTGATCCTGAAGACCGTGCTTGCGGCCTTTGTGGTCAACCGCGTGACGGAGGAGCTTTACGGAGGGACTCCGGCCCCGTTCGACATTATCGGCATGAGCATGAATTTCATCGCATCCGGCGAGGGACTGACTACCAACGACTGGATCCGATACATGTTCAACAAGGCGAGCAATGCCATGTTCGGCGTCGACCTGTTCGACGACGTTCCGACGCCGCAGGAGGGCTTTGACTGGGGAAATGCTGCAGAGGACACGCTGTATAACATCAGCAATGAGGTACCGTTCCTCTCCAACCTCTCCGGCATGGTCGGCGTGGGAGACAGAACTTTGATGATGCCGGACCTGTTCGGCAAGGGGAAAGATCTGTGGGACGCGGCAACGGAGCACGGGCTGCTCTCGCCGGAGAGCGGAGAGGCACTGCTTGGGCTTGTGACGCAGGCGATCCCCGGCGGGCGGCAGATCAACAAGACGTACTCCGGCATCAAAACGATCGTCGAGGGAGGACGGACAAAGGGCTTCGGGGACAAGGAGCGCCTGCAGTATCCGGTCGAGCGGAACGTTGGGACGGCGCTGCAGAACATCCTCTTCGGGCCAAACGCGACGCCGCAGGCAAATGCCTACTGGGCATCCGGGCTTTCCAGCCTGTCGACCAAGGACACGCAGACGTGGCAGACGTTATCCAAGGACGGGGCGGACCCGATCGAGACCTACAACCTGCTGCATGAGTTTATCAAGATCAACGCAGACGACACCCTGACGTCCGATCAGGCGCAGCGGGATATCCGGGACGCCATCAACAACTCCGGCCTGACCGACGAGCAAAAGGCTTACCTGTTCCGGCAGGAGTTCGGCCGGAGGAACAAGGAGACCGGCGAGTATGAGCACGCAACGGACGCCATGTTTGAGGCACTGATGGACGAGGGCGTGAGCTGGGACGGCGTAACGCAGTTTTACAACAAGCTCATGCAGGCGGACGGGGACGAGAATCTATCCACCAACGACAAAAACCGGCAGAAGCGCACCGCGATCCGGGAGCTTGACGTGCGGGACAGCGTTAAGGCATACACCTATGCCGAGGTGTTCGGCGTGACCGACAAGGAGACCGGCGCAAAGTCGACCTCGAAAGACGAGGCTTTCGCCAACATGATGGACGCCGGGATGAGCTGGGACGACGTGATGGACGTGTACGAGGAGTACCGGACGCTGTACGAGGACGAGAGCCTCAGCAGCAGCCAGCAGGCATCCGAGTTTGCATACTGGCTCGACCAGCACAACATCAAGGGCAAAAAGCGGGAGGCGATCCAGAACGGCCTCAAGTATTACCAGATGTTTGCGCAGGAGGCGGAGCGCTACACCAACCTGACGGAGGCCGGGCTGAGCGCGACCGACGCCAAAAAGGTCAGCGACAAGCTGGCCAGCGCAAAGGGGACCGGCGAGAACGGGCAGCTAACGACCAACGACAAGGTGGACGTGCTGCTCAAGCAGAACCTGACGGATACCAGCCTCTACAAGGCGCTGAGTACCGTGCTGAGCGAGGAGACCTACGACAAGCTGACAGAGGCCAGAAGCGGCGGCATCGGCGCAAAGATCTGGATGCAGTACTGGCGGAAAAAGGCCGAGCTGAGCGCGGACAAGGACGCGAACGGCAAGTCGATCAGCGGATCGAAAAAGGCGAAGATCCTTGCACTCATCAACAGCCTGCAGCTGACAGCGGAGCAGAAAGACCTGCTATACCGGGCGGAGGGCTATGCAGAGCGGGACCTGTACAGGGCTCCGTGGCATTAACAAAATACCGCACAGCGGGGGAGGGCGAAAGCCCTCTCCCATTTTTATGCACAGGAGGGGGAACTATGTCAAAGGGCAGGATGCAGGCGGGGAGCTGCACGGCCGGGATGCGGCGTGAGGAGGTCGAGGCACTGATCCGGGCGGCGAACCTCGGGGAGGAGGACAGCTACATCGCGCGGCGGTGCCTGATCGATCAGGTGGCGCAGCTCGACATTGCGTTTGAAATGGAGGACAAATTCGGGCAGGGGATGACGCGGAGCACGGTGTCCCGCCGGATGCAGGGGATCGAGCGGCGGCTGCACACATTGCGGGCACAGACGCGACGGAAACGGGCACAGCGCAGAGGCTGAGACGGTATGATATAGCCATCAAAGACAGGAGGCGGAGACAATGGCATATCCCTATCAGACCGGGTACAATCAGGTGATGCCGCCGGTATACGGCGGGTACGGGCAGCAGCCGCTGCAGCCGCAGGGGCCGATGTGCAGGATGGTATCGAGCCGCGAGGAGGCAAGCTCGACGCCGGTGGACTTTTCCGGCAGCCTGATGGTGTTTGCGGACATCCAAAACAACCGCATCTACACCAAGCGCTGGGACGCTGCGGCGGGCGCTGCACGCTTCGGGGAGTATATTCCAGCGCCGCCTCCGCAGCCCGCGCAGAACGGCACACAGACCGCGACAGACCCGGTGCTGACGATGCTGCAGCAGATGCAGGCGCAGCTTAACGGCATCAGCGAGCGGCTCACTGCCGCAGAAAAGAAGGAGGAACCGGCAGAATGAATCCGCTCATGATGATGATCCAGATGGCGCAGCGGGGCCGGAACCCGCTGGGTGCCCTGCAGCAGATGGGCGCGGGGCCTCAGCTCCAACAGATGCAGCAGATGCTGGCGGGCAAAAATTATAACCAGCTCCTCCAGATGGCGGACAACGCCGCGCGGGAGCGCGGTACGACGGTAGAGCAGATGGCACAGCAGTTGGGGCTGCCTTTCCGTCGGTAAGCATATCCACTCGGTTTGCGGATCCTGACAAAAGCCGCGCAGCAAGGACTCACCGGGCGCGCGCGGCCCGTGGGATCATAAAAACTGAGGAGGAAACAACAATGGCAGATGATTTTGGCATGGGGTATGCGCTGGGCGCTGACTCCGGCAACCGCAACAACAACGATATGTTTGGCGGCGGATCTTGGTGGATCGTGATCATCCTGTTCGCCCTGATTTTTGGAAACAACTGGGGCAACAACGGCAACAACGGGGCCGGTATGGCGGTGCCGTATCTCAGCGGCATCGACACGCGGCAGGCGGTCAACGACGGCTTTGTGACGGCAGAGATCCAGAGCGGCATCCGCGGGCTCCAGAACGGCCTGTGTGACGGCTTCTATGCGATGAACACCGGCATGCTCAACGGGCAGATCGCGATGCAGCAGGGCTTTAACGCCACGCAGATGGGCATGATGCAGGGCTTTAACGGGGTACAGGGACAGATCTGCGACCTCGGTGCGAGACAGCAGCAGTGCTGCTGCGAGACGCAGCGCCTGATGGAGCGCGGCTTTGCCGACACCAACTACAACCTCGCGACGCAGAGCTGCGACATCCGCAACACCATCCAGAGCACGGCCCGCGACGTGATCGACAACGCCAACGCCAACACGCGCAGCATCCTGGACTTTATGGTCAACGACAAGATCTCGACCCTGCAGCAGGAAAACCAGACGCTCCGTCTGGCCGCCTCGCAGAGCGAGCAGAACGCCGTGCTCAAGGCCGCGATGGACGCCAACACGGCAGAGTTGATCCGCCGGACCGGCAACTCGACGCCGCAGCCGACGTACCTCGTCCAGAACCCGCACGCTGCTTACTGCGGCGCAGGCTGCCAGCAGGGCTACGGCTGCTGCTGACGGGATGAGAGATCGGGGCGGCAGATGCCGCCCCTGAGCAAAGGAGGATATACCATGGCATGCAACAACGTGTGTAAGCTGTGCCGCCGCCTTGTGATCTCGCAGGCCGTGACGTTTGCGGACGGCGTGCTGACGATCAACCTGCCGGCCGGGAGCTACAACGACGGCGAGAAATACTGTCTCGTCGTGGCGCAGACGATCCCGACGACGGCGACCATCACGGCTCCGGTCGTGGTGACGATCGGCAGCGGGACAGTACAGTATCCGCTGACAAGCTGCGGCTGCGCACAGTTGACCGCCTGTGCGATCCGCACGCGGACAAAGTACAGCACGGTGCTCAACACCACCGCGACGGGCGGCAGTTTTCGGCTGCTGGGTCGCGCTGCCTGCGCGCCGAGCAGCAATCTGGCGAGCGTCAACGGCACGGCGCCGACGGCATAAGGAGGGACGATATGGACGCCAGGACAAAAATGATGTTCTACCGCCGCGGGAGCGGCGAGGAGGAACGCAGAGACCGGCCGGAGGGCCGATTCCGCGACGGGCGCGGACGCGAGCGCTACAATGACGGCCGCTATGCACCGCGCAGCGACGGAGACTATGATCGCCGATACCGCGACGAGCCGATGGGCCGCCGGTACGACATCGAGCCGAGAGGCGGCGGCCGAAGCCGCGAGCCGGGGCGCCGAGAGATGGGGCATATCGGATTCGAGCAGCAGGACGATGACGAGCGTCTGTCGTGGGAGGAGGCCGAGAAGTGGGTCGGCGGCATGAAAAACGCCGACGGCACGGTCGGCGCGAAGTGGGCACCGGACCATGTGCTCAAGATGATGCACGAGCGCGGCATTGACTGCGACCCAATCGAATTTTGGTGCGCAATGAATGCGGTGTACAGCGATTTTTGCGAGGTACTCATGGACCACGGCTGCACCGGGACGGACCTCTACCTCGATCTCGCCAAGGCGTGGCTCGAGGACAAGGACGCCGTGCCGGACAAGGCGCGCGTGTACTACGAGTGCATCGTGGAGTGACACAAAAACAGCCCCAGCAGGAGACTGCCGGGGCCTTTTGTGCACCGAATGAGCACCGAGAGAATTGAAGATTTGAAAATTGGGGTAAGAGAAAGTTGAAGTTTGAGCAATGTAAAGAGAGAAAATGAGATGTGTTGAGAGGCAGAAAGAGAAAGAAACAGAAAGATGAATGAAAGTTGTTGTTGATGAGCACGACGGACAGGATCAGGGACAGGGCCGTGACAATGTTTTGCACTATGCGGCGGCGCTTTGCAGCGGGGGATGGATAATCAGGCATAAGCAACACTCCTTTCAAAGTGAGTATACCATAAAGCGGAAGGAGATATCAAGCGGCACATTGCACAAATAACAGAGTGTAAAATGCACAAAATGCTAAAATTCGGGGGGAGGGGCAACCCTTACGACGGAAAAGGAGGAAACAAGATGGACATTTTGGCAGAGGTGATCGGGGAGCTAGCGCACCTGACGGAGGCGGAGCTTTACAGTTTGCTGCAGTTTCTTCGGGCGCTGCGGCGCAATTCTCGTTTGGAATATGAAAACGATGCGCTATAATATAGGCAGGGGCGCAGGGTAGTAAGCGTTTATCGATTCTTTCTTTCGTTTTCAGTGCACAAAAATCTCCTTTCTTTTTGCAAAACAGGACCGCATCCGTTAGCAGACCGGGTGCGGTCTTGTTTTTTTCGGCAGAATCGGGCAGCGCGGCCGGGGGTGCGGAGGTGCACCAGAGCACTCAAGCTGCAGAATGGGTGCGTACCGGGCGCTCAATGAGCGCCGCTACCGATGGTGCCTACAGGCCGGTGCGGGGCGCGGGTGCGGAGCCGGGAGGGGACAGCCCGGCCCTTACAGATGCCCTATCGGATCGGGCAAAGCAAAAGCCCGCAGCGGGTGCTGCGAGCTTTGCGCTATTTGCCGGGATCGTCGGCGCGGCGGGCAAGGATCTCCTCCATGAAGTCGGCCAGCTTGGGCCAGAACTCCGGCGGGAGGTCGGCCAGCGCGAGCAGGAAGCCCCGGCGAAGGTCGCCCGGCGGGGCCTCCGACAGGCTACGCGCGAGGTCGAGGATCTCCTGCCGGAGGGTCCGCTGGACGTACATCTCGCCCTGCCCCTCCCGCAGCCAGAGCTCCGAGACGCCGTAGACTCGACAAATGTCGAGGATCGTCCGATCGGAGGGCTGCCTTGCGCCGGTGCAGAGTGACCCCGCAAGAGAACGGCTGATATGGATACGCTCGCCGAACTCAGCCTGAGTCAGGCCGGAGGTTTTAAGAATAAGAGCAATACGCTCATTGATTGGTTCGGCCATGAGTTCACCTCCTCTCAGGGACAGAATAGCACACACTGTGGAAATAGTCAACAAAAAAATATGCCACAATGTAGCGAAAACATATTGACAAATGCGCAGCAGGATGATATGATGACACTGCGAGGCACAATTTCTGCAGCACGACGGCCGCAGCGGGAACGTTTGTTTGCGTGCTCGCTGCGCGGCGCATGGTCGATCGCGGGACGCTGCTGACGATCAGCGGGGTGCTTCTGGGGATGCTGGCTCAGCTGGCCCTGTTTGGGCTGATACTCGCGAGAGGATGAAAGGAGAGAAAACGATGGAGACCTGGGTGCACCGATACTGTTACCGTGACAAGAGCGGTCAGGTGGTCGTGGTGAGCAAAACAGTCAAGCGGCCTCGGCGACCGGGGAGGCCCCGGCACAAGGGCCGGGGCAAGGTTTACGGACAGGCGAGGGGCTAATTGCCGTGGATGGTTCCGACAGCGACGCGGGCAATGTAGTATTTCTCGAGACCGAATGCCTCGTAGATACGATGCCGTACCTCACTGTAAGGGAGCATTACCACGATTTCAAACGCGCCGGGGATGTGCTCGTCAACATGGATCGCCTCCGGGAACAGAGCTGCAACCTCTGCCCGATCATGATGAGCGGCCGGATGAAAGTAAACAATCAACAAGTTAGGCACAAAATCACCTCCTTTTGCGGAAAGGATACCACGCGGGGGAGCGGATTGCAAGAAAAATGAAAAAAGGAGAAAAGAAATGAGCAACGAAAAGAAGATCGAGATCCCGGCGATGCCGGAGAAATACCGGATAATGCTGGAGATGCTGCCGGAGGAACCGGCGGGAAGCAAAGAGGAGCAGGCCGTGCGGTGGAAGCTGCGGTCGACGATCCTCGAGGCCTACAGCGCGGAGCTGAGGGGCAAGGACGTGGGCGGCGGCGTTGCGATCCTGGCGCTGCTCACGGGGATAATGACGGAAGAGGCAAAAAAGCGGGAGGACGAAAAGCCCAAGCAGGGCGCGGAGGAGACGGCAAACCCGGCCGAGGGCGAGTGCATCAACGAGGAGGGCATGCGGAAGTTCCAGGCCAAGGATGCAGAATCGGGGAAGTGCAGGAGAGAGCTGCTGGACGCCGAATGCGAATGGTGCAACCTGATCCCGGAGCTGGTCAACAGCGCCGCCGAGAAGGAGGCATGGACGCGGCTGGTCACGGCCGACGAGCGCATGCGCCGCACGCGCAGCCAGCTCCGCCGGGCGGCCAAGATCGCGATGGGGTACATCGCGGAGTGAGGGGGTGGGAACATGAGCGAGAGCCTGAAGCAGATGACGGACAAGCTGCTGACGCTGGCCGGGCAGATGACGGCGGCGGAGATGGCGGCCGTCAAGGGCTGCATCTACGGCATGATCGTTGCCGTAGATAAACGGAATGAGTGAGAGAGCGAGGGGGCCAGAGATTGCCACGTCGGCCTTCGGCCTCCTCGCAATGACAAATCTGGAAGAACGGAGGGCAATGACATGAGGATCGCAATGATCTGCGCGCTGGGCGCATGGCTGGCACTGGTGGTGCTGCAGGAGGCTCTGGCAGCGCGGGAGCGCAGCAGACTCCAGTGGCAGGCCGAGGCGCAGGAGCGCATGTGGCGCAATGCGCGCGACATGCAGATGCGGAACTGGGAGGAAATTGGCCGCAAGCACGACGAGCTGGACCAGCAGGCGGGAGTCCTGCGGGACTGGGAGGCCGAGCTGGCCGACAAGGAGCAGCAGCTCAGCGCCCAGCAACAGATGCTCGAGGAACTGGCAAGGCAGATCGTTACCGGGCAGGACGCCGGGACGACCAACGAGGCCGGAACGCTATGAGGCCCGGGCGGGTGCGAGTCCCGCAGGTGCGGGATATTGAGACGGCGCTGCGGCTCTACTACGAGCGGCTGGAGCTTAGCAACAAGGATATCAAGGAGCTGTTTGAAACATCCGACGGTACGGTATACCGGCTCAAGGCGATCGCCAAGGAGGAGATGGATGCCATGGGCCTCCCATGCTGGAACGCCACCCATGTAAACACCGAGGCGGCCTACAAGGCGTGGGGCATCGACATCCAGCGCCTCGAGCGCAACTACAAACGGCTGCAGTCCCTCCGGCTCAAGCCGGAGGGCGCGGTGGGCGGCGCGTGATCCGCCCGACCTGAGGGCGCGCAAGGGACGGCCGCGGCGAGAGCACAAGCCGCGGAGGGCAGGCTCGATACCTGCCGCCCTCTCCAGATACAGGAGGGAAGTAAAATGACGAATTTTGCGAAGATCGTGCAGAGCACGGAGGCCATGGCGGAGGCGCTCGTCGATGCGGCATGGTGCAAGGGCTGCCAGTACAATCAGAGGGGAATCTGCCTCTACTGCCGCAACGACGGAGCGGACGATACGATTGCCGAGGCCTGCACGAGGCGGGCGGCCGAATGGCTGGAGGAGGATGCGAAATGAACTGGATGAGCAGCGCGGCGCAGATCGAGCAGGCCCGGCTCGACGAGCTGAACCGCAAGGCGGAGGCCAGAGCGCAGGCCCGAAGATGCCGGGAGGCGGAGCAGCGGGCGGCCGTGGCCGAGCAGAGGGCAAAACAGGCGCAGCAGGACGCGGACCGCAAGGTCGCGATGCTGGTGCTGGCAACGGCCGCGATGGCCTGCATGATCCTCGGGGTGTGCGTGATGCGCGCCTCGGCGTGGATCGGGGCCGGTCTGCTGGGCGCGGCGGCGCTGCTGGTACGATGGATCCCGCGTGAGGGGGATCCATCGTGAGGGGTGAGTGCGTCTGCCGCGCGTGCCGGTATCTCCGGGAGGAGGACGCCGGGCGCGATGCAAAATTTTTCCGTTGCGGGGCGACGGGGCGCGTGATCGAGCACGCGCCGCTCTGCGCAAAATGGCCGAGCACGCCGCTGTGGCGCTGCCCGGCCGCGAGCATCAGAAAGGAGCTGCACAGCATGGAGAGGAGACACAAGTGGGAGCCCGGCGAGCGGGTGCTGGCGGTGTGCACGGGGACGTGGCACTACGGCGTCGGTGTGATCCGAAGCGGGCCGGACAAAAACAACCGGTACGTCGTGGAATTTGACCGCGACGGCCTGCGCAGCGGGTGCCGGGTGATCGGGAGGCCGCAGGAATGAGCGTATGCGATAAGCGATGCGAGGCCTGCCAGTATCCAGACTGCGTCAATGACGCGATGGATCTGGACGACTACCGGGAGGCCGACGCAAGAGACCGGGCGCTCGGGACGGTGCGCAAGGCAAAGGATCCGCCGCCCGTCGGGGGCGACGCGGCCAAGAAGGAGGCGGCGCGGGAGCGGGCGCGGGAGAAGGCGAGGGAATACAATAAGGCCCACAGGGCAGAGCTAAGGGAATACTACCAAAAATGGCGCGCAGAGCACCCGGGCGCGCAGAAGGAATATTACAGGCAAAATCGGGAGCGCGAGCTGGCGAAAGCGAGGGCCTATAGGGAGGCCCATCGGGCGGAGATCAACGCCAGGGCAAGAGCAAGGTATGCGGCACAAAAGAAATGATGAACGATAAGGAGACAAAAATGGATCAGTATTACATCGTCAGAGGCGATCGCAGCGGCGTCTTTTTTGGACAGGTCACTGCGCGGAACGGTCAGGAAGTCGAGCTGCGCAATGTGCGCAAGCTCTGGTATTGGGACGGCGCCTGCGCCGTGGAACAGTTAGCGGTTGACGGAGTGACAGCCCCGGCCAACTGCAAATTTACGGTGGTCGTGCCGGAGATGACCATCACGGACGCGATCCAGATCGTCCCGTGCAGTGAGAGAGCCGTCGAGGCCCTATCGGGGGTCCGGGTATGGAAACGGTAAATGATGCCGCGCGCTTCGCGCAGGCGGCCCCCGTCGACGGCTCCGGCTACGTCGACGGCTCCGGCTACGGCTACGGCGACGGCTACGGCTCCGGCTCCGGCTACGGCTACAACGACGTCGACGGCTCCGGCGACGGCTCCGGCGACGGCTCCGGCTACGGCGACGGCTACGGCGACGGCGACGGCTCCGGCTACGGCTCCGGCTACGGCGACGGCTCCGGCGACGGCTCCGGCTTCCGCTCCCGCGACGGAATCTTGTCCTTTTGTGGTCAAAGGGTATACCAAATTGACGACGTTCCGACGCTCATTGACCACGTACACGGCGGCGTTGCGATGGGACGAATCTTGCGAGAAGACTTAACAACCGAGAGATGCTACATCGTCAAGCAGGGCAGCCTTTTCGCCCACGGGGAAACGCTCCGCGCGGCAATGGAGGCGCTGCGGGACAAGCTGCTTGAGGGGATGCCGCTGGAGGAGCGCATCGAGGAGTTTGTAAAGGCCCATGAGTGGGGCAAGGCGTACCCGTCCGCCGATTATTACGGCTGGCATCGCAAACTAACGGGCTCGTGCGAAATGGGACGGTCGGAGTTTGCCGCCGCCCACGGCTACAAGCTGACGGCAGACGAGCTGCTGACGGTCGAGGAGTTTATCGACCTGACCAAGGGCAGCTACGGCGGGGATATCATCCGCAGGCTGCGGGAGGCCTACAACAAAAAGGAAGGAGAAGCAACGTGAAAATGCACTTTTGGAGGAGAAAAAAGCGGGAAGAAGTCACCGCGAACAACATCAACGCCGGCAATGGGGAAACCGGAATTGTTGCCGTGATGGAAAACGCCCAATGGGCCAGTGTATCAGACTTCGGGGGCGTAGCGGTCGCCATGGGATGCAACGGGAGAGCAACAGCTAGGGGGTATCTTGGTGTGGCGCTGGCCACGAGAACGCAAGGGGAAGCCAAAGCTGTGGGAGAGTGGGGATCAGCCGTGGCTACGGGGATGATCGGAGAAGCCAGAGCCGAAGGCGCTGACGGCGTGGCTACGACAACCAATGCTGGCGGAAGAGTGATGGGCGCGCTCGGCTGCGCGCTGTTCGCCGTCGAGCGGGCAGATAGCGGAAAGATCACGAGCGTCGACGCTGGAATCGTCGACGGCGTGAACATCAAGCCGAACACGTGGTACGCCTGCAGGGGCGGCAAGCTCGTGGAGGTAAGAATATGACAGTATACATTGCCGGTGGGATCACCGGCGTAGAGGATTACAAAGCGCGGTTTGCGGCCGCAAAGCGGATGCTGCTGCGGGAGGGCGAGGACCGGCCGATCAGCATGGAGCACTACTACGGTACGCCAAGGGCCGACAAGGTACTGAACCCTGCGGAGCTGCCGGAGGGATGGCCGGGCAAGGTATACATGGACGTGTGCCTTGCGATGATCCGCGCAGCCGATCTCGTGGTGTTTTTACCCGGCTGGGAGCAGAGCCGCGGTGCAAGCCTCGAGATGCAGTACTGCCGGTATCAGATCAAGCCGGTGTACAAGGCCGAGCAGGAGGAGCTGGCGGGGTGGCTGGAAAATTGACACATCTCAGCCTGTTTTCGGGGATCGGCGGGCTTGATCTTGCGGCAGAGTGGGCCGGTTTTACGACCGTCGGGCAATGCGAGCTGTCGGATTATCCGACAGCGGTGCTCGAAAAGCACTGGCCGGACGTCCCGCGCTGGCGGGATATCCGTACCCTGACAAAGGAGAGTTTTTATGCGCAAACCGGACTGGGAACAGTTGACGTTATATCCGGAGGATTCCCATGCCAGCCGTTTTCCGTGGCCGGAAAGCAGCGCGGGAAGGAAGACGAGCGGTTTTTATGGCCTGAAATGCTCCGCGTTATCCGGGAGATTAGGCCGAATTGCGTCGTCGGTGAGAATGTCCCTGGAATCCTCAAGATTGCCGCCCGGCAGGTGGTCGAGGATCTGGAGCGTGCAGGCTATCACGTCGTCGTGCTGCAATTTGAGGCTGCGGCTGTCGGAGCTTGGCACCGGAGGGCAAGATGCTTTTTCGTGGGGATCGATGATCTATCCGACGCCGAAGGCCTCGGACAGCAAGGGGACCGGACCGATGGGGAGCCGGAGCGCGGAGCACGATCTGGAGCGGAGAAACCTGAGGGGCTGCGTGCTGTTTGCGACGCCATGCCGGGGAGACGCGACCGGGACGCACGGCGGAGGGAATCACCGGAGCCTGCGGACGGCCGTCAATGGGCAGCTGAACCCGGAGTGGGTAGAGTGGTTGATGGGCTTCCCTGCAGGGTGGAGCGAATTAGAGCCCTCGGCAATGCAGTCGTACCGCAGCAGGCATACCCGATCTTCCGCGCGCTCGCGGAAGAACTGAACAGGAGGAACGATGATGGATATTAACAAGATTATCGATGATCAGATGGCGGCGTGGGCGAGGAATGACCTGATCGGCATGCTGGCCGATGCCGGGCACGCGCTGGTGCAAACCGGCCTGAAGGTCAACGGAGCAAGATACCAGGACGTGCTGGTAGGGCCGCTGATGGTGAAAGCGGCAGCAGCGCTGGAAGAGTGCTGGAAGCGTGAGGGGCTGATCCAGGATGCAGCAAAGCCGGAAAATCCGGACGACGTGGTGGTCAAAGTCACCGTGCCGGACCGCTGGCCTATGACAGAGGCCGGTCAGCGGCGGGCCGCGCAGGAGGCGGCTGCGCCGAAGCCCATGACAAACGGCGACCGCATCCGGGCGATGACGGACGAGGAGCTGGCGGAGTCGGATGAGCTTTTGAGTGGGCTGTGCAACGTGCTGCACGGACAGGGCTATCCCTGTGAGGCAAACACATGCCGCGAGTGCCTGATCAAATGGCTGGGAAGCCCAGAAAAGGAGGCTGCGCCGAAGCCGATGACCAACGGCGACCGCATCCGAGACCTGCAGGACGGGGAGCTGGCGGAGCGCGAAAGACTGGAGAGATTATACGAGGAAACAAGGCAGATCGCCGATCGCAGGGCATGGGACGAGACGTCGCGGACGATGGCATACAACTGCGGACAGGAGGCCAATGATGGGCAATAGCTATGCGGAGCGGGTGCAGCGGGACCGGCAGCGGTATCTGGACATCGGGCTGGACTCCGGGGCGCAGATCGTGCACGACATGCTGTGCGTGGCGCTGCGAGATAAGCAGGCGATGGGCGACGATGTATGGGGCAAGGAGCGCATCGTGCGTCTGCTGACGAGGCTCAACGAGCTCAAGGAGGAGTTCGGCCCGGCCTTCCGGCCGGGCCCGGAGCAGGACTACATGCAGGAGCAGCTGGACGGCGCGCTGCGCGAGATCTTCGGCGCGGCGACGGTGCCGTTTGCCGTGCGGCATCCCTACATCCGGGAGATCGATTACACAAAGAGGAGATGAGGGCATGGAAAAGACGGGAAAGAGCAGCTCGGCCGCAAAGCGGCTGCGCGGCCGGCCGAGGCGGCACAAGCCGCGCCTGTGCCGGTGCTGCGGGCGGGAGATGGAGCCAACGCAGATATGGATCTGCGCCTCGTGCGAGGCTGCGGGGCGGACGGTCCCTCGGGCCAGGGGCGTGCAGAGCGGGGCGGAGCTGCTGGCGATCGCCCGCGCGCGAGAGGCGGCCGAGGAGCCGATCCTCGAGGGCTGGGGCCTCGACGAGATCGAGGCGCTGGCGCGGTACCTCTGGGACAACGGGGCCAAGGCCTACGGGACATACGGCAAGCTGCGCGGATGGTGCGATAACGTCGGATGGCTGCCGCCGCTGCCGGAGGGGCTGTGAGATGGCGCGGGACAAGTATTTTTTTACGGAGCCGGTGCCGATGCAGGTGATCCTGCGGGACGGGCGCGTATACGAGGAGCGGGCCTACTGCCCGACAGACGCGCGGCTGGCCGTGGCGGCGCACGGAGAGGCCGGGTGGGAGGATGTGATGGACGCCAAGGTCGCGATCTCCACGGAGGCGATGCGGGCGGCGGGGTATTTGCCGCAGCCGTAAAAAAACAAAAAGCCGGGAGCCTCGGAGGAGGCTCCCGGACGGGTGCTGCGCTCAGCGCCGCAGGGATGCGGGGCCGAGCGGAACGGCCGAAAGGTTGACGGAAACTTACACGGGATCGGTGATAGGATATTAGGCAAGATTAGACGGGACACCACCAGAGGCCATCGCATAGGGCATCGTAATCCCTGGGATAGAGCTGGTCGCGTGCCCACTCCTTGGCCTGCGCCTCCGACATAACGGAGATGACGCGGTCGTCCTCCGTGGCGGTAAAATAAGTGTCATTAACGGCCTCATACAGGTAGAGGTGATCGAGATGCCGGATACTGTGATCAAAGTAGTTATCCCCGACGCAGCAGGCAAGCTCCGGGTCGTCCACAGTAAGCAGGTGCCCGACAAGCCACTCGTTAGTCTTGTTGGGGATGGGCCAGTAGACCCTGTGATGATGGCCGTCAGCATCGAGGGCGTCCGCCTCAAACCACGGGGTGTGCCACTCCGGGGGATCCATGTCATAGTCCAGATCGCCGGGGACGACCGGCGTGCCGATCAGGCGGATGGGATATTTGCCCATAGGTCAATCCTCCTCGGAGGGATCGGACTCAGCCGGGGCGAGGGCATCCGGGCTGGGCAGCAGGCCGAGACACTCCTGCATCATAAGGCGGAGATACAGGGCGCTCTCGCGATGCCCTGCCGACCACTGCTCGACAGTGCGGTACGGGATGCCAAACCGTTCCGCCAGTTTGCGGCAACTGAAACCGGCGGCGGCTGCAATCTCTGGGACGGTACGATGCGCGGCATCCCAGATCTGGCCGAGAGCGGCTATACGGGCATCGGGGATGGGGTCATCCGGGGCGTCGCCCCAGATCTCGGAGAGCGCGAGATCGGAGACGAAGAAATCGCGCTCGGCGTAGGCAAATACCGCGGCGATGCAGGCGCGGTACTGATTGATGGTCATGGTGGTGATCTCCTTTATATTTTATTAGTGGTTGCCTCTTGGGCTTCGGACGGCCAGCGGATCAAGCCTCCACGAGCTTGCCGCCCTTGCAGGCGTACCATACGCCTGCTTTGATGTTTACCCCGTCGACAATGGCAGCGGCGACGCTCAGAATCTCGCCGCAATCCGCACGCTCGACGGCAAACAAAGCACAGCCACGCGCTCCCATTACCATACCACTGGCACCAGAAGCCAAGGCAGCGCCATGATCGCCCGTGGCGCAGCTTGCACCCCGATAGCCCGTGGCGCAGCTTGCACCCCGATCGCCCGTGGCGCAGCTTGCACCCCAATTGCCCGTGGCGCAGCTTGCACCCTGATCGCCCGTGGCGCAGCTTGCACCCCGATAGCCCGTGGCGCAGCTTGCACCCTGATGGCCTGTGGCGCATGCGGCGCCCCAATTGCCCGTGGCGCAGCTTGCACCCTGATCGCCCGTTGCGCAGCTTGCACCCTGACCGCCCGTGGCGCAGCTTGCACCCTGATCGCCCGTTGCGCAGCTTGCACCCTGATCGCCCGTGGCGCAGCTTGCAACCTGATCGCCCGTGGCGCAGCTTGCACCCCGATCGCCCGTGGCGCAGCTTGCACCCTGATCGCCCGTGGCGCAGCTTGCACCCCGATAGCCCGTGGCGCAGCTTGCGCCCTGATAGCCCGTGGCGCAGCTTGTGCCCTGATAGCCAGTGGCGCAGCTTGTGCCCTGATGGTCTGTGGCGCATGCGGCGCCCCGAATGCCCGTGGCGCAGCTTGCGCCCTGATGGCCCGTGGCGGTTTTTGCCTTTTTGATTTTTTCATCAAAAAAGCTCTGCTCTTTTACCCACTCGATCTGCGCCTTTACCAGCCCGGCAATCCCGAGTTCCGCGCCGATCGTGATCTTCTTCGCGCAAACCTTGCTGTCGCCATCCTGTTCGCACTGCACGCCCTCCAGCTCTACCTCGCGGTAGATGCTGCCATCTCCCGGAGCATAATAATTCAGTACATCAAGCGGCATGGTGCAGGCGTGGAAGCCTTTTTCGCACAGCACTGCCTCCGGATCCTCGTAGGTACGCCCCTCGGCGTACTGGAATCCTCGACACTTCATATTTTTATCAAAGCCCATGTAGGCTTTCACGGGGGCGCCTTTCGTGGGCTGGACGTGCGTGTTGACTTTTTCCGTCATGATATTGATCTCCTCTCAGTTGTGGTTGATGGGGTTGATGGGCAGGCGAGGCTGCCTTAAAAGTCCTCTCCGGAGATGTACTCCGCGACGCAGATGGGATCGGTCGTCTCGTGGCCGTCCTCGTCATAGCCGCCGTCGATCTCCGCGATCATCTCGCAGCCGCGAGACTTGGCCATCTTTACGGCCTCGGACCAGTCAAAGCTGCCGGTGCCCCAGTCGTTGTCGTCGCGGTCATTAAGCACTGCATACCAATTCTTTTTCATTTTGATGATCTCCTTTCAATTCGTGCGGCCGGTGGCCGCGGGCTTTGTGGTTTGGAGCTTAGCTCCTCTTGATGGTTTTATTATACCACCCATTGAGTGGTATGTCAAGAGGGCGCGAGAAAAAACATGAACAAAAACATAATTAAATTTTGTACAGAATGCACAAAAAGCAGAAAATGAACGCAAGCCAGAGGCTGCGGCGGGGGCCGATCGGGGGATCGGGCCTCGCCGGAACCGCCGGAAGGGCGACAAACGGGAACCTTGACAGCCGAACACACGGGAAACGCATGCGTGCGATTTTTTGAAACACACGCGTGCGTTATACCATATATAATACGCGCGCACGCGCGTATTTATCGGCTTGCTAAAAGCTTATGTATAGCCCCGCAGTGGCGGGAGAAGGGAGACCAGGGTGAAAATCATGGAGCGGACCTATCGTTGCAAAAATGGCGTCGTGGAAAAGACGCGGTATCACGTCGGCGACAACGCTCGTCCGCGCGGGCGCAAGACGGGCGTGACGACGCCGCGGCAGCAGGAGCAGAATTTTAATACGGCAGTCCGCCGCCTGGCACGCCTGCTCAACTGCAACTGCACGGCAGACAAGGGCCTGCTCGTGACGCTCCGCTTTGCGGACGAGGGGATCGACAAGCTGCGCGAGACAGCCGGAGACGATCCCGACAAGCTCCGCGATGCCGCAGAGCATCAGGCGATGCTCTGGCTGCGCCGCCTGCGCCGGAAGGAAAAGGGCGTGATCCCGTTTTACACGCTTTCGGCGAGCGACATGGACGGCGACACCGGCGAGCTGGTGCGTCTGCACGTGCATATCTGCATGGAGACGGACGGGAGCCTCAGTTGGGATGCGCTGCGGGACGCCTGGACGCTCGGGAGCGTCAACATCCGCAGCCTCCGAGGCCAGGACGACTACAGCCCGATCGCCTACTACATGCTCAAGCAGGTGCGGCGTGTGCCGGACCGCAAAAAATACAAAGTCAGCCGCGGGGCCGCTCTGCCGACGACGGAGGAGCGCGAGGTCGTGCTGTGCACCAAGATGCGCGCGCCTAAGGGCGCGAGGGTGCTGGAGGAGCGCTACGTCGAGGGCGAGGCCGGGGCATATCTGCGCTACGTGCCCCGCAAGCGCGGCAAAAAGCTCGGCGGACACAAAATGACGGCCCGCGAGCTGCTCGAAAACGGCGAAAATCTCGAAAAAGAAAGTTGACTCGCGGTCCGCGCGGGGGAATGCGCAGGCGCGGACCAAACAAACGCGCGCGCGGATGGGATATGCCGCGCCGATCATACGGGAGGACTCTGCCTGAGCGGCGCTCCGGCAGGGACAGGACCGCTATGCCGCCACGGTATAGCGGATATCGTGCATACACAGGAGGGCGAGGGGATGAGTTTCCGGCGGATGAGCGGGATCCGGCTGCCGTACCGGCGGCAGGGCCTGATCTACTTTACGCTGCTCAGCTACGAGGATATGGGCAAGGCGGGCAAAAAACGGATCGACGCCAAGCTGCTCGAGGCGGCCTACGGCGAGGAGGCGTATGCGGAGGCGCTGCGCGATTGGTGCTGCGGGAGGAGCACGGTGCAGGCGGCGGCGATCGCGCACGGCGTCAGCGAGAGCACGCTCTACCGGGCGCGCAAACGGCTGTATGAGGCATGGTAACGCGGCACAAAAGTTGACGGCAACTAACACGGCTACCGTGGTATCCTAACGGCAAACAGGGAGGGATGCACATGGGCCGAAAAAAGGCATACAAGCCCGCAGCGCTCCGGCGCGCGGTGCAGGAATACTTTGCAGCGCTGCGCTACCGGGAGCCGGTATACCGCGAGGAGCCGGTGCTTGACGACGACGGGCAGCCGGAGTTTGACCGGTACGGACACCCGGCGACGCGCTTTGTGCGCGTGGTGACGGAGGACGGGACGCCAGCCAGCAGGACGAGCTGGGTCAGCCCGCCGACGATCACGGGGCTGTGCGGGAAGCTGGGCATCAGCCGGCAGACATGGAGCAAGTATCTGGCCGCCGATGAAACGCACGACATCTGCGACGAGGCCAAGCGGGTGATCGAGACGTACCTGCAGGAGCGGCTCGAGGACAAAAACTCCGCAGCGGGCGCAAAATTTGCGCTGCAGGCCAACTATGACTGGCGCGAGCGGCGGGAGATCAGCACGGACGCGCCGACAAGAGCCGCGATCGCGGGCGGCGAGATGACGATGGACGACAAGCTGGCGCTGCTGCGCGAGATCCAGGGCATGCAGCTGCCGGGGACGGAGGGGACACATGACAGCGACGGTACTGTTTGAGCGGCTGCGCAAGCTCAAGCCGGTCCCGGCGGAGATCGACGACACGATCCTGCTGGACTGGCTCAATCAGGTTGAGGGGCAGATCCTCCACGAGATCTTTTTGCTGGCCTTAAGCGAGATCACGCCGTATTCGGCGACGCCAACCAAGGCGCTGGCAGCGCCGTATCCCTACGACGGGATCTATCTGCTGTGGATGGAGGCGCAGGTCGACTTTGCAAACGGCGAGTACGAGCGCTACACCAACACGATGCAGCGGTACAACACAGCGTGGAACGATCTGGCGCGGCACATTGCCAAGTGCATCCGGCCGGTCTACGGCAGGGCCGTGGAGCAGGGCTATTACCTGAGCGCCTACGGGATCGCCAAGGCGCACGGCTACACCGGAACGGAGGCCGAGTGGCTGGCCAGCCTCAAGGGCGCAGCGGGAGAGCCGGGCAAGGATGGCAAGCCGTTTCACTGGCGCGGGGCGTGGGATGCAGCCGCGACTTATGCGCATCTCGATGCCGTGGAGCACAACGGCAGCTGCTACGTCTGGACAGACGATGCCGACAGCACGGCCGGAGACGAGCCGGGCGTGGACGAGCTGTGGGAGCTGTGCGCGGCCGCAGGCGCAGCGGGCGCAAATGGGGCGCCCGGCGCAAAAGGCGACACCGGCGAAACAGGCCCGCAGGGGCCGCAGGGGCCGAAGGGCGATAAGGGCGACACCGGACCGCAGGGACCGCAGGGACCGTCCGGGGGCAGCGCGGAGCTGCCGCCGGTGCTGGGCAACTTTAACGCGGCGATGCAGGATGCAGTAGCCGGGTCTATCCCAGTCTACGCCGGAGACGAGGCGTGGGAGATCGAAAAGATCATCATGGAATACAACGAAAATACGCCCCTGAGCGGGTACATCCCGGATACGGCGTGGGTGGCGGCGTATATGGCAGCGCAAAAGGCGCTGCTCAAGCTGCTGCCCGATAGCGCGGCAGCAGACGCCGGAAAGCTGCTGCAGGTCGGAGCGGATGGAAATGCAGCGTGGGGGAATAGACTGCCGACGGCGCTGAAAAACCCGGCTGCGCTGACATTTACAGGCGCGGCAACCGGGACATACGACGGCTCCGAGGCGCTGACGATCACGATCCCCGAGGGCGGCTCCGGTGGGAGCACCGGCGGTGGGCTGCGGAAGATGAGCGCCGTAGCCAGCTATATCGGCATCCCGGTTGCCGAGCTGCCGCAGGACGGCACAGTTTGGATGTGCATCTCCAAAGGAGACGGCGCAGAGCTATACTCCGGTACCGTCACCATCGAGGGCGGGACCCTCACGGCAAACAACCTGATCGCCGTGAGCAGCGGCTCCGTCATCCAGCTCAATCAGGCAACGACTATCGGCGCTGGCTTTGCCATATACGGGATGTCTGCGACGGATTACGTCGGCGTGTGGCAGCAGGTTGGGGCAGGAAGCGCAGCCATCAACTGGCGCGGAGAGTACTCTGCACAAACGGCGTATAACCGGCTGGATGCCGTGTCCTACGAGGGCAGCAGCTATGTATTTGCCTCCGATACCCCTGCCACAGGGGCTATCCCCGGCGTTGATGGAGAGTGGCAGCTCTTGGCGCAGAAGGGCGACACCGGCGGCATCAGCATCGATATCGTGGACTCGGTGGCCGAGATGATCGACACGGGGAAGCAGTATGTGCTGTCCTCAGACGGCCACATCTACACTTACAAAACGACCCAGACCACCGGCACCATCACAGAACAGATCTCCTACGGGGCGGGAGACGACCAGAAGGACAACACCCGCCTGGGCAGTGACGGCAGTGCCGTCACCGATGCCGCTTACAAGGGCTATGTGGTCACGCCGTACATCGATCTGCTGAAATACCCGGTTCCATTTACCCTGCACCTGGACGGCGGAACGTTCCTCCCCACAACATCGGACAGCTATACCAAAATGGCGTCTTACACGGCGGCCAAGGCGAAAATCGCCTGTTATGATACTGTTTCCAACTTGGTTGACTCCCTGCTGAACGTTTCAGATTCGGATGTTTCCGCCAGCGCGAACAATGCCGGAAGCATCACCTTCCGCAAGGAACCCAAGACCAACAACGATAACAACGACGGCGTCCTGAAATATGTCCGGTTTTCCGGCAAGGCGACCCTGGCCACCATCCGGACATATGTAACCTACATCGGAACCACCACGACGCAAGGATGGGTGGACACCGGCGTATCCTACGGAAGCAGTGATACCACTGAGCTGACGGAGAAGGTGGCGGCGCTGAACAACGAGGGGGCGGACGCTGCAACGGTGGCACTGCTGCCCTCCATGGTGAAGGCCTTTTATGACAGCGCCGACTATCCGGACAACGACTATACGACCACACACCTCACCAAAATTACCTATCCGTGCCGGGCGGATATCCCCGTCCCGTATACCGTCAAATGGCCTTATAACGAGAATGCCATGCGGACGACCGTTGCCTTTGACACCAAGCCCATCGGCACGGCGAATTATTACACCCTGCGGACCTACGATGTGACGGGGCTGAATAAGTTCCCCCTTTACAACCTGATACCCGGAACCACTTATTACTACAAGGTGACCCATGTAATGGCGGACGGAAGCCTGGTGGAGGCAAAGAGCGGCAACTTCACCACGGCAAGTGTTCCCTGGCGGATGCTCTATATCGACGGCACCCAGAATGTGCGGGACCTGGGCGGCTGGATGGGACTCAACGGGAAAAAGATCAAGTACGGGAGGATCATCCGCGGCGCGGCCCTGAGCGATTCCTCCTCTCCCGACCTGATCGTCACCGGAAAGGGGCGGCTTGCGCTGGCGGACCTCAAGATTCAGGCGGAGCTGAACCTTGGTGCCATCGACACGGAAACATCGATTGCCGCGAATTGCGCCTATAAGAAAATCGGGTATGGCAACTATGCCGATGCGGTCGTAACGGCATCGGCCAGAGCGCAGTTCAAAGAGGCATTGGAGTGGATCGTCGCTTGTCTGGGCGGGACCCTGAACCAGAGCGGTTTGCCCCAGGTGGAGCGAAACATCTATATGCATTGCCAGGGCGGCTGCGACCGCACGGGAACGCTGGCTTTCCTGCTTCTGGGACTCTTGGGCGTGTCCGAGTCCGACCTGGCAAAGGAATACGAATTGTCGAGCTTCAGCGTTATCGGTCTGGGCAGGCTGCGCAACACCGTAAAGGCCGTGGACGTGTACGATTATTCGGGGATGGTGGCCGCGATCAAGCAGTATCACGGCTCGACCATTACGGACAAGTTTTATTCCTTCGCGACGAACGCAACAACCGCAGCACAGCCGGGTTGCGGTATTGCGGCGGCAACCGTCACGGCATTCAAAAATCTGATGCTGGAATGACATGAAAGAAAACACGATCAAGGCCGCGCTGGCGGCTGCACTGGGGGCGCTGTGCGCTTACGGCATCCAGCTGCTGGTGCCGGTGCTGGTGCTGCACAGCTCCTGTGGCAGATGGCGCGAATGCGTATGTGACCTATGATGCCGAGATGCCAGAGGTGGGCAACTGACTCTGTGCGCAAGTATCGTTCGATTTTTGTAGGATGCCCTACAAATTACCCTGACCAGACCCAAACAAAGGCATCACAGGGCGGCAAAAGCCTCACATCCATCGTCGACGGACGCGGGGAGATAGTGGTAACTGTCAACGAGGCGATCGAGTAAGGAGGAGCGATCATGATCTACTTTGTACCTGGCATGCACATCGAGGAGGGGATGCGGTACACCGACGGGATACGGCGGTATATCGCGATCCGGTCCGGGCAGGCGGAGAGCCTGACGGACGAGGAATTTTTTGAGGCGCTGTAAGCGCGAGAGGAGGACAAGATGCAGCAGTATCAGTGCCTGCTGGTGGCCAACGAGTGCTACCAGCGCGGGAGGATGATGACGCCGACCAAGATCGTGGTGCACAGCACGGCGGCAAACAACACGAGCATCAGCCGGTACGTGCAGCCCGCGCCGGGGCAGACGGCCGGGCTGATGCAGTATCAGCCGTCGGAGCGGCGCCTGACGGCCGCGCAGATGCGCGAGATCCTCGGCACAAACCGCTACGGCAACGACTGGAACCGGGAGGGCCTGTACGTCTGCGTGCACGCCTTTCTCGGCAAGCTGGCAGACGGCAGCCTCGCAGTATGTCAGACGCTGCCGTGGAAGATGCGGTGCTGGGGCGTCGGCTCCGGGCGCAAGGGCAGTTACAACGACTGCGCGATCCAGTTCGAGATCTGCGAGGACGATCACCGCGACGCGGCCTACTGCCGCGAAACGTTTGAGCTGGCGGCAGAGCTGTGCGCCCACCTGATGCGGGCCTATCCCACGATCACGGAGATCGTAAGCCACAACGAGGCCGGGCAGCGGGGCTACGGCTCCGATCACAACGACCCGGATAACTGGTGGCCGCGGCACGGCTACACGATGGGGATGCTGCGGCGGCGCGTGGCGGAGCTGCTGGCGGGCAAGCCGCAGCCCGCGCCGGAGCCGAGCGCAAAGGAAATTTACCGCATCCGCAAGAGCTGGGGAGACGCAGCCAGCCAGATCGGGGCATACAGCGATCTCGGCAACGCGATTGCGGCCTGCCCGACGGGCTACAGCGTATACGGCCCCGGCGGCAAGGCGGTGTATTCCGGCGGAACGACGGTCGTGCCCGACAACAAAGTGCAGCCGCCGAAGCAGTACACGGCTGGATACCGGCGCGGCTACGCCGTCCGGGCAAACGGCGGGCTCAACCTGCGCAAGGGACCGGGCACGCAGTACACCAGCATCCGCGTGATGCCGGACGGCAGCAAGTGCAGCTGCTACGGATACCACACAGGCGAGTGGCTGTACGTTGTCGACGCAGCGGGCGCGACCGGGTACGCTAAGCTCGAGTATCTGGAGAGGCGGTGAGGCGGTGACGCAGGAGGAGATCGCAGTCAAGCTCAAGGAGACGGAGGACCGCAGCAAGAGCAACACGCACCGGATCGACGAACTGGAGCAGGATCAAAAGGCGTTAAACAAGCTGGCCACGAGCGTGGCCGTGATGGCGCAGGAGCAGCAGACGATCCGGAGGGACGTGGCCAAGAGCGGCGAGGATATCAAAGCGGTGCGAAAGAGCATCGAAATGCTGCAGGCAGCGCCCGGAAAGCGCTGGGGAAAGGTCGTGGAAAAGATCATCCTCGTGGCAGTCGGCGCGGTCGTCGCGTGGCTGCTGGCAAGGATGGGCATCAAATGAGGAGGGGAAAACCATGAGGAACTGGAAAAAGTGGCTCAAGGCGGCCGCGATCCGCGCCGTAAAGACGGTGGCGCAGACGGCCGTGGCGACGATCGGCACGAGCGCCGTGCTCGGCGAGGTCAACTGGGCCGTTGTGGCCAGCGCTTCCGCGTTGGCGGGAGTGCTCAGCCTGCTGACCAGCGTGGCGGGCCTGCCGGAAGAAAAAAACGAATAAGGCCGGAAAGAGAGCGCTCTGCGGGAAACCGCGGGGCGCTCTTTTTGCATGCTTACGCGGCAGTGCAAGTTGACGGTAACTAACACGGCTTTTGGGGTAAAATGGCCAAAACCGGTGAGAGGAGGGGACAGCATGGCAGACAGCAGAGACGGCTACGCGGGGAAGATCGGCCACGGCGGACAGCAGTACGTCAAGGCACCTTTTGCCAAAAAGCCGACGGCGGATCAGAGCCGGATCCACACCGGCACGGACCTGCGCATGACGGCAGGCAAGAAGCTCAGCGGCAACGCGGGCAGCAACAAGTGACGCCCTGAGGGGCAGAAAGGGACAACATGGACTGGTATCAGAAGTTTGGGCTGCCGCAGCCCGAAGAAGGCGCAAACGAGCAGGGAGCCGCCGCCCCTGACGCTGACGAGACTCCGGCAGGCGAAAACGGGCAGGAGATCGCCGAACCTGCAGAAACCGAAGGAGCGGAAGATCACGCGGCAGAGACGCAGCCGGAAGCGGAGGACGCTCCGCAGGAGGAGGCGCAGCAGCCGCAGGACAAGGAGACCCGCCGCCAGCAGGCTGCGGCCCGCAGAGAGCGGGAGCAGCGGCAGGCAATCGACGCCGCACTGGCGTCCGAGCGGGCCAAGTGGGAAAAAGAGGTCTTTGGCAAGGCCGGGATCAAGGATCCGTTTACGGGCAAGACCGTGGAAAACATGGAGGACTGGAGAGCATTCCAGGCCGCCACGGCCAACGCCAAGCTGGCAAATGACCTCAAGGCCGGACGGCTGACACCGGAGGGGCTGCAGCAGGCCCTGATGCAGTCGCCGGAGATCCAGCAGATCCTCAGCGGGGCCAAGGAGGCGCAGCAGCGCGCCGAGGCAGCTGAGCAAAGAGCCGGAGCGCAGGAGTTTTCGCAGCGCCGCGACACGGAGCTGGCGGAGATCCGCCGGATGAACCCCGCTATCAAGTCGCTGGACGACATCATGGCGATGGAGACCGGCTCCAAATTTGCCGATGCGGTACGCCGAGGCAACAACTACGTAGACGCATACCGGCTGGCAAACTTTGATGCCCTGCAGCGCGGCCAGCGCGCAGCGGGAGAACAGGCAGCGCGAAACGCTGCGGCCGGGCTGCAGCATCAGCAGCGGACACGGCAGACGACCGGAGACACCCCGGCACCCGTCCCGGCAGGGGTCAAGGCCTTTTACAAGGCGCTCAACCCCAATGCGACGGATGCGGAGATCTCCGCACATTACAACAAGACACACAAGGCCGGATAACGGCCGGAAGGAGGACAAATGGCATTTTTACCGCAGAGCTACCGCGACGGTCAGCCTGAGCCGTGGGAATACCTCGAGGCATCCGCCATCGGGGCATGCACCGTCGGCATGGCGCTGACGCTCACGAGCGGCAAGCTTGCAAAGTGCACCGGCGAAACGCGGCCGGACTATATCAGCATGTACGGCGGCACGGTGGCTGCCGGGGACGTGATCCCCTGCATCCGCGTGCACGAGGAGACGATCTTTGAGACGGAGTGGAGTGTGGCCAACACCGGCGCGGCCGTCGGCCAGATGGTGACGATCGACACGACCGGCTCCAAGGCCACGGCGACCACGACAAACGGCGTCTTTGAGGTCGTGAGCTACAAGGGCACGGCGATCGGCGACACGGTCCGCGGCAGATTTATTCGCCCGGGCACGGTGACGAGCACGGGCTAACAGACAGGAGGGGAAATATTTGGCAGGAATTATCGTTTCGGAATCCAGCAACGTGACCAACTCGCTCTTTGGCGAGCTGCAGTCTCCGCTGCGCATGCTCTTGGAGAGAGAGTATGAGGCGTGGATGCAGAAGGAGGGCAACGCACTGCAGGATCTCTTTGTCAACATGCCGATCACGACGGCGAGCACCACGCTCGGCGGATTGACCGGCAGCAACAGCTTTGAGCCGGTCGGCGAGAACGGCGCGTATCCGCAGGGCGGCATCGAGGAGGGCTATTTTAAGACCTTCCGGCCGGTGACGTGGAAGGGCAGTTTCTCGATCTCCATGGAGATGATGGAGGACAAGCTCGACAGCGTGCTCAAGGGCCAGCCGATCCAGTTCCTGGACGACTACTGGCGAGCACGATCCAAGTTCTTCTGGGGTCTGCTCGGTACGGCGCTGCAGAACAACGACACGATGCAGCTCGGCGTCGAGACCTTCTCGACGAAGACCAAGGACGACGTGAAGCTGTTTTCGCAGTCGCATAAGATCAAGCGCACCGGCAAGACGCAGAGCAACGCATTCTCCAACGCGTTCTCTGAGACTAACCTCGGCCTCGTGGCGACGGCAATGCAAAATCTCAAGACCGACAGCGGCGAGCCCGCGGGCCTTGAGCCGGACACCATCATCATTCCGAACGACGCCAAGGCCAAGGCCGACGTTTTCGGCGTGCTGGGTGCGTTCCACGACACCGGCACGGCCGCGAGCAACAAGTTCAATTACCAGTTCGGCAACTGGAACGTGATCATCGCGCCGTACCTCAACGCCTACATGGGGACGAGCGGCTACCCGTGGATCCTCGCCGATCTGTCGTACAACAAGCGCTACTACGGCGCCGTGGATGTCGACCGCAAGCCGCTGACCGTGCGCAGCGAGATTGCCGAGAACGACGCGAACGTATGGAAGGGCAACGCCCGATTCACGGGCGGCTTCTACGATTACCGCGCCTTCGCGGCCGCGGGCGTGAGCTTTGGAAGCTCGCTCACCTGAGGGAGCATGAGTAAGTAAAAAGGGGGCAGGGAAATGGACGACAAGGCGCTGCAGGCTGCGCTGTGGTACAAGCAGCTGTGCGAGAGCAACAACGCCGTTTTCCTGCCCCTGTTTTTTGACCATCACCGGCACCTGATCCTGATGGGCGGCGGCGGCAGCGGCAAGTCGATCTTTGCAGGCCGCAAGGTGCTGGAGCGCTGCGCGACGGAGCCGGGGCACAGGATGCTCGTGGTGCGCAAGGTCGCCAAGACGCTGCGCGAGAGCTGCTTTGACCAGCTCAAGGCGCAGGCCATGCAGTACTACGGCCCGGCGATCAGAATGATCCCGCGAGGCAAGAGCGGCGACATGTACATCACGTTTACCAACGGCAGCGAAATTTTGTTTGCCGGACTGGACGACGTGGAAAAGCTCAAGTCCATCCACGATATCTCGGGCATCTGGATCGAGGAGGCGAGCGAGCTGCTGGAGGGAGACTTTAATCAGCTGGACATCCGCCTCCGCGGCGAGAGAAAGTATTACAAGCAGATCATCATCTCGTTTAACCCGATCTCCATCACGCATTGGCTCAAAAAGCGGTTTTTCGATCGCAAGGACGCCCGCGTGGTGACGAGCCGGACGACGTACAAGGACAATCGCTTTCTGCCGGAGGAGGACCGCCTTACGCTGGAGGCATTCCGCGAGACAGACCCCTATTACTATCAGGTCTACTGCCTCGGGCAGTGGGGCGTGCTGAGTCAGACGATTTTCTGGCGCGCCATCCTGATGGATCGGCTGCTGCACTGCAAAAAGCCGATCCGGCGCGGGAGATTTGCCTACCGCTACGACGAGACCGCGATCACGGACGCAGCGTTTACGGACGCGGAAGACGGCGAGACGCTCGTCTGGGAGGAGCCGCAGGCAGGGCATCCCTACGTCATCGGCGCAGACACGGCGGGAGAAGGCTCGGACTGGTTTGTCGCCTGCGTCATCGATAACAGCACGGGGCGGCTCGTGGCAAAGTACCGCACGAGGACCGACGAGGATCTGTTTGCCCGTGAGGTATGGTGCCTCGGCATGTGGTACAATCAGGCCCTCGTTGGCATCGAGGCCAACTTTTCGACGCATCCGATCAAGGAGCTTTCCCGGCTGCGGTATCCGCGGCAGTTCGTGCGGCAGGTCGAGGACAGCCTGACGCATGTGGTGCGCGAGGCGCTCGGCTTTAAGACGGACCGTCTGACGCGGCCGGTCATCATCGCGGAGCTGCAGGGGATCATGCGTGAGCATCCGGAGCTGATCGACGATGAGGATTGCCTCAACGAGATGCTGACCTTTGCCCGCAACAGCAAGGGACGGCCGGAGGCGGTCGAGGGCGCGCACGACGACTGTGTGATGGCGCTGGCGATCACCTACTATGTGCGCCAGCAGCAGCGGGCGACCGTAGAGACGAGGCACAAGCGCGTCAAATGGGACAAGGATCAATGGGAGGACTACAGATCGGCCGACGCCACGGAGCGGGCCTATCTGATCGGCAAATGGGGCAACCCATTCTGAGATAGGAGGGAAATATGCTGCAAAATATCCGACAGCTGGCGGGAGAGCCGCCGGAGCTGACCGGCAACGCCGCGGCTGACACGGCCGCGCTCAACCGCTGGCACCGCAAACTGATGGCGGGCCTCGAACATCTATTTTGGCAGGTCGAAAACGAAATGGACGCGATCACCGGCGACCGGGCAGCCATGGCGGAGCGAAAGATGCAGGCCGCGAAAAAGCGGCTGGAACGGGGGAGACAGAATGGGTAGACTGCCGGGCATGGCCTATAGCTCCGGGATCACGCGGTCGCAGCAGGTGCAGTTCGGCGGTCTGCGGCACCACCCGAACGCCGGGGACGGCGAGATCTATGACATGGAAAATATGAGCGCGCGGGACTATCCCCTGCTGCGCTCTCGAGATAAGCGGCGGAACGGCGGGGAGCTGGTCAGCGCAACGGAAATGTTTTTTGACAACCACGCCATGTGGTACGTCAATGAGGACGGCTGGCTGTGGTACAAGCGGGCGCTGCTCATCCTCAGTGTCGCATACATCGGGGCGGGAGAGACGAAATTCATACGCTTCGGGGACCGCATCGTGCTGATGCCCGCGAAAAAGCTGGTGCAGGCAAAATACACCGTCGTAGGGACGGCGGCCAATCCGGCAGCCCTGCCGACGAGCGCCGAAAAGGGAACGGCATACGTCATCAACACCAATAACGATCCGCAGGCCCCGGAATGGTCGCTCTTTGTCTGGACCGGGGATGAGTGGGACAGCATGGGCGCGTGGGTCGTGAGCATGGAGGCGGAGCTGACGGCGACCAAGATCACGATCTCGGACGGGACGATCTACGGAGCCGCCGCCACGGCCAATACGCTGACGATCAATCTCCCGGCATCGGCCGATCTTGCAAAGGCAGGATTTCAGGCCGGAGACGCCGTGGAGATCGACGGCCTGACCACGGAGCCGGACAACAACAAGATCGCGATCATCCGCGAGATCGGTTCAAAGAGCATTGCCTTTTCCGATTATTGCTTTAAGATCCCGCTAAGCGCCAGCGGCGAGAAGCAGACCTCGTACAGCGAGACGGGGACGATCACGCTGCGGCGCAGCGTGCCGGACATGGACGTGTGCTTTGAGTTCGAGAACCGCCTCTGGGGCGCGGACAAGAAGGAGATCTTTGCCAGCGCGCTCGGCGATCCGACGAACTTTTACGTTTTTGACGGGCTGAGCACGGACAGCTGGTACGTGGAGCTGCAGACCCGCGGCGAGATCACGGGTGGGATCGGCTGGCATTACCCCACGTTTTTCCGAGAGGGATACATCCTGCGGATCTACGGGGAGGACGCCACGACATTCCAGACGAGCGAGATCCTCGCACCGGGCGTGGCACACGGCATGCAGCACAGCCTCGGCGCAGCGGGCGGACTGCTGTTTTACTATTCGCCGCAGGGCATGATGGCCTACGACGGAGATTACCCGCAGGACCTGCAGCAGGTCTTTGGGCCGAGTGAGTACAGCGGCGGCCTCGCGCAGAGCGACGGAACGGACTATTACATCCAGCTCACGCCCAATCAGGACGGGCCGAGGATCTATCATTACGATGGGCTGCGCGGCATCTGGACCGTGGAGGACAGCCCTAACATCGACAGCATGGCGCTGACGGAGGGCGCGGAGACGCTGCTGCCGTCCATCATCGCAATGACGGCCGGCAAGGAGCTGACGACGCTCAAGGGGCCGGGAGGCCCGTGGGCAGAAAACAAGGCGGCCGTGGAGAGCTTTGTTGAGTTTGCGGACTTTACGATGGAGTCGCCAAACCGGAAAGCCGTGAGCAAGCTGCTGCTGCGGCTGAGTCTGATGGGCACGAGCGTGACCGTCAAGATCCAGTACGACAGCAGCGGGACGTGGAAAAGCGTCGCAACGCTGACCGCAGCGGGCAAGCGGAGCTATTACCTGCCGGTCGTGCCGCACCGGTGCGACCATTTCCGGGTCCGCATCGAGGCGACGGGAGAGTGGGCGCTGCACAGCCTCGCCATCGAATACTACGCCGGAAGCGCGCTGCATTAAGGAGGACACATGGACAACGCAAAAAAGGTCCTGCACAAGTGGCAGGACAAGCTGGACCGCAACCTGCAGGCCTACGCCGGGGAGCTTGACAAGATGGACGCACGCGAGGTGCAGTACAAGGGCGGCCACGCGCTGCGGCCGCTGATCGAAAACGGGATCGACGAGCCGACGGAAACTCCACATGTATGGAACATCACGTCGGAGAACATCGAATCGGAGATCGACAACAGTATGCCGACCGGAAAGGTAACGCCGAGCCGACAGCAGGACAACCTGCTCGGCAAGATGATCGAGGCCATGCTCCTGGACGAGCTCGACCGGCTGCCGGCGGAGCGCATCAACGACCGCGCAGAGCGCACCTGCAAGGTGCAGGGCGGCGTGCTGTATCTCGTGGAGTGGGACAGCGCGCAGCGGACGCACACGACCGTCGGCGAAAACAGCATCACAGTGCTGCATCCCAAGCGCTACATCCCGCAGGACGGCGTAGAGGAGCCGGAGGACATGGACTACATGTTTATCCGCATGCCGCAGACCAAGGGCTACGTCAAGCGCCGGTACGGCGTGGACGTCTCGGACGAGACGGAGGAGGACGCCAGCCTGCGCGGCGAGGAGGCCAGCACGGCCGAGGACCTCGTCACGCTGGAGACGGCCTACTACCGAAACGAGCACGGCGGCGTCGGACGCATCGTCTGGGTGGGCGACACGGTCTGCGAGGAGCTGGAGGACTGCCAGAGCCGCCGCCTGCGCCGCTGCAAGAAGTGCGGGCAGACCGAGGCGGACTCGGCAAACTGGAAGATGGTCGGCCCGACCGTAAACGGTGAGTATCCGCAGGGGCTGCCGCCGGAGCGGCGGAGAAAGGACGCCTGCGCCTACTGCGGCGCGCGCAGCTGGGAGGAGACGGACGAGGAAGGACGCTGGATGACCATCGCCGACCTGCGCGAGAAGGGCGTCCGCGAGGACGTGCTGAACCGCCTGCAGGGGATGGCTGCACCGGAACCGGCTGCGGCAGAGCCGGAGTTTACGCCGGACGAGACAGTCGCGGGCGCAGCGGGTAGTTTGACGCCGGAGGCAGAAAGCGGCGCAGAGACGATTCTGGGGCCTGAGACGCTGCCTCCGTACAACACGCAGACGCAGGCAGACACGGAATACTGGGTGCCGTACTATCGCCCGAACATCTACCCTGTCGTGCTGCAGCGGAATGTGACCGCATGGGGAACGTTCCTGGGCGAGAGCGACTGCGACAAGATCAAAGATCAGCAGAACACGGTGAATCACCTGAGCCGGAAGATGATCACGCGCATCAGCAAGTGGGGCACGAAGATCGCGATGCCGGACAATCCCGGCCTCCGCATGGACGGGCAGGATCAGGAGCTGTGGTACATGCCGCAGTCCGATCTGGCGCAGGTCAAGCAGTTTGATTTTACCGGCGACCTCGAGTGGCCGTATGCATACCTCAATCACGTCTACGAGGAGAGCCGCCGGATCCTCGGCATCACGGACTCGTTCCAGGGCCGCACGGACACGACGGCGACGTCCGGCAAGGCCAAGGAGTTCTCCGCCGCGCAGGCAGCCGGCCGAATCGAAAGCAAGAAAATCATGAAGAAGGCCGCGTGGGCCGAAATCTTCGAGCGGCTCTTTCGAAACAAGCTCGCATACTGCGAGGAGCGGCGAAAGATGCACGGGAAAAATGAGATGGACACGGAATGGAACTCGTGGGCGTTTCTGGAGTGCGACGAGGCGGGGGAGCTCTACTGGAACGATCAGTTTCGCTTCAGCTGCGACAACGCATCCGGGCTTGCCGCGAACCGCGAGGCCATGTGGCAGGAGATCACGCAGCACCTGCAGAGCGGCGCTTACGGCAACCCGAGCGAGCCGCAGACGCTGATCCGCTACTGGGCGCAGATGGAAATGCAGAATTACCCCGGCGCGGGGACAATCAAGAAGCTGCTGGAGGAGCAGGCTGCACAGCAGCAGGCGCAGGCGATGGCCATGCAGTCGCAGCAGGCCATGCAGCAGCAGATGGGTATGCAGCAGGGCATGCAGTAAGGAGGGGCCATGCAGTACGGATATAACAAGGATACGGACTACAAAAAGCTGATGGATGACGCGGCCGCGAAGGGCAACTACGCACAGGCAGCGATCTATGAGCAGATGCGCAATGAAAAGATCGCGGGCGAAGGACTGAACCAGTGGGCGCAGACCAACCAGTACGCAAATTACCTGCAGGGGGCCGGAGCAAACACCGGCTGGAAGAACCCCTATCAGGAGGAGCTGGACGCCGCGATCAAGCGCCTGCAGGAGAACAGCGGCGGGGCCTATAAGTGGGACCCCGAAAACGACACGGCCATGCAGGAGTACCGCAAGACCTACCTGCGCGAGGGCGACCGGACGATGCGCGACACGCTGGGAGCCTACGCCAAGCAGACGGGCGGCCTTGCCTCCACGCAGGCCATTGCGGCGGCCAGTCAGGCGGCTGACAACTACAAGGCGCAGCTGGCCGACAAGGTCCCGGAGCTGGAGCAGCAGGCATACAACCGCTGGTACAACGAAAAGCAGACGGCCCGGCAGGATCAGTACAACTACCTCTCGGCCATCATGAACGCGGGCAGCGCCGCGCAGAGCGAATACAGCCTGCGCATCAACGAGGCGCTCAACCGCTGGCAGCAGCTCGGATATGCGGACGATCAGGTGTCGAGCGTGCTGGGCGTGGGCGTGGGCACGCCGACGACGGACCAGTCGTATCAGAACTGGCAGAAGATGCAGGCGCAGCAGGACGCCGACTGGCAGCGCGAGCAGTGGAGATACCAGCAGGAACTGGACAAGTACAGCCAGAACGAGCAGCAGCGCCAGAACGCCTACAACCTCGCCATGACGATGCTGCAGCTGGGCCAGATGCCGAGCGCGGAGATGCTGGCACAGGCCGGGATCAGCGGCGAGGACGCGAAGCGCATCCTCGCGGGCGTGCAGGCGCAGAGCGGCGGGTACAGCGGCGGCTCCGGCGGAAGATCCGGCGGCGGCTCGTACAGTTCCGGCAGCGGGGGCGGGAGCGGATCGGGAAGCGGGGGCGGGACAACGGGAGGCACAGACGGGAATACGCCGACGATTGCAGACAGCAGCCAGCTCAGCGCGCTGGGGCAGCAGTATTACCGGGACATCGTAAGCTCGTCGAGATATCCGCGCAGCGCAGAGGATCAGTACGCGGCGATGGAATCGATCTTTAACAAGATCACGCAGGACTATAACGCCGAGCATCTGTCGCTGGAGGAGAAAAACTATCTCGCCTCGCTTTGGGGCGTGAACTAAGGAGGAGCCTATGCCGAGGGACGCAATGGCCGAATGGCTGGCGAAACGGAATGCAGAGAAAGCTGCACAGCGCGCGACCCCGGAACACGGGGCCGTGCGTCAGGCGCAGATCAAGGTAGACCGGATTCTGGAGCAGGCCAAGAAAACGACGACGGCGCTGACCGGGGTAAAGATGGGGAAAACGGAAAAGTCCTCTACGCCGGTGCGGCAGGAGGAGGGGCGCGACGCAATGGCCGAATGGCTCGCGGCGCGCAAAGAGTCCAAAGTGCAGCAGATCGCGGAGCAGGGGAAGTACGCTGTGCGAAATGTGGGGTCGCTGTACAAGGCTGCGACCGGCATGTGGGGCGAGCTGCGAAAGGCGAACGAATGGCAGGGGCTGGGCGTGGACGCCGGGATCCGTCAGGGGTATCAGGCACGCGTGCCGGTGCGGGGCGGGAGCCAGCTGCAGCAGCAGGCGGAGAACGCTTTGCAGATGGACAAGACAGGGCCGTACCGCCAGAGGCTGACGAGGAGCCGCGGGGAATCGCTTGAAAAGCTGTTCACGGACAGCCTGAACCAGAACCAGACGGCGGAGCAGCATGGCCAGACCATCCGGCAGGAGCTGCAGGAGCTGCGGACTGCCGGGGAAAGCGGAACGGACGCTGCGGCCGCGAAGGAAAAGTGGGACGACGTGGCCAGCCGCCTGTATTATCTGGCATACAGCCAGAGCATGAGCGCCGACGAGTACAACAAGCTCGTGAGCGAGGTATATGACGCCTACGACGCATATCGCAGCGGGGTCAAGGGCCGGAGCTTCGGCCAGCGCGAGCAGAAGTGGACGGATGCGCTGCGCGGGCCGGTGATGGGTGACGAAAACTACACTGCAGCGGGAAAGGCGCAGCAGGATGCCATGCTTGCCGCAGCGGGAGGCATCCCGGAGGATCGGAACACCTTTGGCTATGAGCTGCGCTACAACCAGAGCACGACGCGCGAGAACATCCAGTACAAGAGCGTCGACCAGCTGCTTGACGCAGCGGGCAAGCATGTAGACCCGCAGGCGGACGTGACAAGCCAGTCGCAGGGGGCGGCGACGGACGCCGCGATCTTTGGATATCTGGCCAACGTGGCCATGACGCAGGAGCAGTACGACCGGTACATGCAGGCCCTCGACCGCTACGCCAAAAACGCTCCGGCGACACGGGCCGTCAGCGGATACGGGACGAGCGACGTGGTCGGCCAGCTGGAGACGTATCGACAGCAGCGCGAGGCCAACGGCCTGCGCGCAAACGAACAGGCTGCGGAGGATGCGCTCAACAGTTACCCCGAGATGTCGGCGGGTTCCTTCCTCGACCAGGTGGCGAGCGGCTCGGAGCGGGCGCGCGACAACCTTTTCCAGAAGTACCCGGCCGGACTGGAGCAGCTGCTCGTCCACGGAGTGGGCTACGCCGGGAAGGCACTGGGCAGCCTGCTCAATGGATTCGGCGCGTTTGAAAACGATCTGGGCGATTACTTCGCCGAGGGCGGCGAGAAAAACATCAACTACCAGAATCCGGAATGGCAGGAGGCCAAATATCAGGACTGGGTGCGCGGACGCGAGACGTCCGACTTGCTGCAGAACGGCGGCAAATTTGAGCGATGGGCGGCAGAGCAGATCTCCGGCCTGACAACGGCCGCGCTGGAAATGGCGGCCGCCTCCACAATTGCCGGAGCGGCGACGGGGACGATGGCTAATTTTGCGGGGGGCAGCCGACAGGTATCACCGCTTGTGACGAACGCGGCTACAAAGGCTGAGAAGTTTGCGCAGATGGCCAAGCAGGGCAGCAACATCGTGACGAGCAGCTTCGCGGCGATCAACTCCTACGGAGAGGCAGAGAGCAACGGGGATGCGAGAGGCGAGCAGTTTATCCGCTTCGCCGCGGGCGGTCTGCTGGAATACGGGACAAACATGCTTTTCGGCGGAAACCCGCTGATCGACGCCGGGGACACCGGAAAGGTGACGGAGCTTGTCTACAAGATGACCAACAACGAGACGATCCGAAAGATCGTTTCATCCGCGGCATTCGATCGCATCGGCGAGGGCCTCGAAGAGGTGGCCTCTGCGATCGGTTCGGCCGCGCTGGACTATGCACTGACCGGCGAGGCAGACCTGAGCTGGGACGAGCTGCGGGATGAGTTTATCTCCGGCTTTGCGCTGGCGATGATCCTGAGCATCGGACCGGACACGGCCGAGGTGCTGGCAAAAAACGACCACGAGGGCAACGCCAAGCGCATCACGATGTTCGACGCGGCGGCGCAGAGCGACCGCGGCGAGCTGAACCTCCAGATGGAAAAGTACGCCGTCGAGTTTTTGGCGGGCGACGAGGATCTGATGCTTGCCAACGGCTGGGATCATGTGCAGCGCAGCGAGGCAAAAAAAAGCTGGGCGCAGGCCGTGAACGAGTACAACACGGTGTATCGGAATCTCGTGGATGCCGAGGCATATTGGGCCAAGACCGGAGAGGGGAAGGCATACCGGGGGACGGATGCCGAACGCGTGATCGCGGATGCGAGAGGGAGCATCGAAGGCGTAGACTCCAAGACCTTCTCGGCGGAGACGCTGGAGGAGAATGTGCGGCAGATCCGGCAGGCATGGGACAGTGCAGAGGAGAACGCAGCGAATTTTGCGATGACCGGCCGCATGGATGCAGAGATCGCGAAAATGGCCCGGACGGCCGAAAGCTATCTTGACAAGGCCGTGCAGGATGGTACAATGGACGCAATGACGGCCCTGAACCTCCGCAACGAACTGAGCATGATCAACGAGGGCGCGACGGCGAACCTGCAGGCGTATCTCAACGCGAGATACGGAGAGGGGACGCCGCAGGCCGAAACACAGCAGGAGACCGTGCAGGAGGCTGCGCAGGGCGTCAACACCATCCGCGCGGAAGCGGAGAACAACGCCGCCGTGAATGCGGCAGAAACCGGAGGAATCGACAATGGCAGAACGGAGATTTTTGATGGAGGCAGCCAACGGGATGCAGGTCTGGGTACCGGAGAGCAGGCTGGAGGCATGGCAGCAGGAGCAGCAGCGGCAGAAGGAGAGCGGCGGAACACTTACACCGGAGCAGGAGAAAATGGTCCGGCAAATCGTCGAGCGAATCTACGGCCCGAAGACGCAGCAAGAGCGGAACGGCTGAACCGTTACGCCAGCCTGCAGAGCGACACCAGCCTTGCGCAGCTCGTGCGGGGCGGATCGGATGCCGTGACGCTGGCCGTGGTACCGGAGAGCATGTATGACGACGGGATGCGGGAGGCAAAGCAGGCCGGGGCGGAGCTCGGCGTGGACGTCGTCTTTGTGCGCGGATCGATGGCCATGCAGCGGGGAGATCAGCTGATGCGCATCAACGGCGTGTATGACGCGGCGGCGAAGCGCGCCGTCGTCAGCGCGACGGACATCCAGTACGACGGCGGGCAGCTGGCGCAGCATGAGCTGTTTCACGTCCGGGCAAACAAAGACCCGGCCCTCGTGCAGCAGGCGCTGCAAAAGGTCCGGGAGACGTTCGGCGAGGAAGCATTTGAGCAGGTGGCGCGCGAGTATGTGCAGAGCTACAGCGGGGCCTACCAGAGCATGGAGGACGTTTACGAGGAGGTCCTCGCAGACGCCTACGCCGGCATGAACCGGTTCCGCGCGGGCGCGACGCAGTTCACGGAGACCGTGCAGGGAGAAGTGCAGCAGAGCGAGCGGGCATCCGAACCGGCGCAGACCTCGCAGGAGACGAGGGGAAGCCCGGAGGGGAGATTCTCCATTCAGGAGCTGGAAAACGGCGAGAGAATCGCAGTCATCGAAGACGGGCAGGATGAATTCGACCGTGCAAAGCCGTCGCAGTATGCGGCAATAGCAAAACGAGTCATTAAGCGTGAGTTCGTCGGAAAGACGCTGCCGCTGGGGAGTGAAGATCTCGCAATGATCCCGCCAGATGCGGCAGGCGAGTATGCATACCCGGCTCAGAGACTAATTACGAAGAACGCAAATAACGCAAAAATGAGAGCCTCGGCGGAATTGAACAATTTGCTGGAGGTTTCGGAGTTTTCTCATTGGGCGCGCGATTTGAAAAAACATCCGGAAGCGACACTTGGCTTTGATTATTACACAACGAAGTTTGAGGTAGGAGGGCATCTTTTCGAGGGCCTGATCAACATCGCGAACTCGGAAAAGGGCAGGGTATTCTACGACATCACAAAAATCAAAGAGATCCCCGGCACGATCGAGAAGCGCGCAACCCCTATGGCGCAGTCCGCTTCCGATTCCGGAGATCTCTCTGGAGAAAGCGTATCACAAAATCAGGCGGATGTCAAGCAGAGATTTTCGCTTTCTGAGCCGGTGGAGCGTGCAGGGAATCTCATCGCGGAGCACAACCTGACACAGGAGAAGCTGGAGAAGGCGCTGGAGATCGGCGCGTTTCCGTCGCCGTCCATCGCTATCGTGCAGGCCGAGCAGGGGCATACAAACTACGGAGACTATTCCGTCGTGTTCCCAGCGTCGACGATCGACCCCGAGGCGGACAGCCGGAACCGCGTATATGGCGCGGACGCATGGACGCCGACCTCGTCCAACGCGACCGTGGAGTACCGCGTGGACGCGGATGCAAAGCGGTCGTTCGAGCGCAGCATCCGGGACCTGTCGGGGCAGGTAGCAGACGGGATTTTCCGTGGAGACAGTACGCTCGGCAAAGCCGGGATCGAAGAGGAAACGACCAAGACAAGCCGGGAAATCGCGGAGCAGATCGCGCAGTATCCGGAGGTCAAGGCGGCTTATCTTGCGGATAAAGGCGAGAATATCAGTCCTGTCTACAAGGATAGAGAGTACGACAATATTGGGAATGCGGCGCTGCAGCGGTATACGGACAACGTAGGCGTGCAGAACCTCGCACGGATCATCGTGCAGATGTACGTGGGAGACGCGAATAGCGTGGCACAGGCGGAACTGCAGCGCGTGCGGCAGGCGATCGGTGAGGAATACGCAGAACGCTTTGCAAGGATCCTCGACCGGAAGCCGGAACGCAAGGCGGAGCGCGTCAGCGAGTACGCAGAAAACAAAATGTACAGCGGCACGCGAGCAGAGGATTTTATCCGGCACGCGTGGGAGATGGTACAGGACGGCGGCCAGAACCGCGGCGAAGCGGACAAAATGGCAATGCAGGACGAGCTTGACCGCAAAGCACCGACGCAGAAGGTAGCGGCGTGGGCAGAAAAACGGCTGCAGGATGTGATCGGCGAGGGCGGGATCTACAACAACGAGGACCGCTATACAAGCCGAGGCGATCGCAGGAGCTTTGAGAAGACCCATTGGGAGCTGAACGCGGAGAATCTCGTCCGGGCTATGGCACAGGCGGAGGAGCGCGGCGCAAACATCATGTGGTACGACGCTGGGGGTCTGCTGGCGGCGGCAACTCCGGAGTACCGGAGCATCAGCGAGATCCATGCCGACGAGGGGCGGCTGCAGACGCTGGAGCAGGAGGCCTACGAGGGCAAAGTCATGGAGCTCCAGCAAAGCCTTGACAACGTAGTAGAGCGCATCCTGCAGGAGACAAGGCACAAAGCGTATGGGTATCAGGATGAGAGCCAGCTCATTACAGAGGCGCTGATCAAGACCGCACAGGGCGGAGACAGCCTACAAAGCATCCGCGAGGGGATGGCGGCGGAAGAATACGACATTGACCGAGCGACGGCGATGCAAATTCAGGAGCTGTTCCAGCAGGCAAAGGAGATCCCTACCTCGTACTTTGAGGCCAAGCCGCAGCGCGTGGTTGGCTTTGATGAGGCAGTCGCGCTTCTGGCCCCGGCGAGCGCCCCAGCGGACCTGATGGCGAGGGCAGAGGACGCGGGGCTGCGCGTGATCCGGTACACGGACAACGCAGACAGGATCCGCGTTGCAAACGAACTGCCGGGTGTGAAATTCTCCGTGCAGGAGGAGCTGCAGGACATCCGCGAGAACGGCATCCGCGGGAAGGAACTGGCAAGCGACCGGGAGGAGACGCAGCCGGAGGATGTGCTCGGGTATGCGGACGACATGGGCGAGCAGGTCCTTAGCGAGAGCTATTTCCGGGACTGGGTGCAGCAGACGAACGCCATGCCGCAGGGGTTTGTATGGGGCAAGGATGTGCCGTTTTACTCGCAGACGACGGACCTGTCGCCCAAGCAGGCCGTGGAGCTGCTGGAGGCCGTGACCGGGAAGCGCTGGCGCGTGGAGCCACGAAAGAACGGCGGCTGGCGCGCCGTGGAGACGGACTTTGCGGCAAAGCAGGGCATGTACACCCCGCAGGAGGCGGCGAACCGCCTGAACGCAGCCAAGAAGGCCAGAGCGGACGCGGACGCAGCGGCATACCGGAACGGAGAAGCCCCGGCGAGGGCGACGACCGTGGCGGCCGAGGGCGTGGCAAAGGACCGCTTCCGCGCGACACCGGCGCTCGACAAGATCGGCGTCAAGATCGACATGGGCGTGACGGACTACCGGACGACCAAGGAGATGCGGCAGAGGGCCGAGGCGGAATACCAGACCGACAAGCTGATCTCCAAGGCGGAGCGCCGGTGGGGCGCGACGGCGCTCGAAAAGAACTTCGCGCGCGACATCGCGGCCGGGCGATACTCCTACGCCGACATCCCGGACACGGCAAGGTGGGACACGGTGACGGACCTCGCCAACCTGTACATCGACAAGCGCATGCTCGGTGAGGACCTGCGGCTGCAGCGCAAGTACGCGATCCGCGACGCGCTGCTCTACAAGGCCATGGAGCTGCTGCCGGACGAACTGGAGCTGATGAGCGATCCGGGCGGCTTTGACAAGGAGGCCCTGCTCGTACTCAACTACCGGACGCCGCAGCGCTCGATGCTCAAGATGTTCGGCGACAAGCGCGGTGAGGAGATCAACCGGTACTACTTC